CCAGTCGCCACGTCATAAACCCAAGTTGTATTGGCATTGGGAAAGTTCAAAACGTAAAAACTATGCCCGTCCTGTTGGTAGGTGTATCCCACAGCATCAGATAGTGTAGAATATTGTTGGATCTGCCATTCAACAGCATGAGTAGATACACGCTCGCCAGAATAGCCTTTTGAACGATAAACGATACCATTACCGCGCGCGTCTGTGCCAAGCCAAAACAGACCATTGTCCAACTTGGCAACAGAGTAAGCCGCAAGACAGCCTATCTCGTTGAACGCGCCTTGGATACGCGCCATTGGAAAGTCAGGCGTTCCGGCGTCATACCAAACCTCAACCGAGTTGGTTCCAAACAGCCAGATCTCGCGGTGGTCTACGATGAGCGTGACAAGATTGTCGGGAGAGCCTTCGGCAGCGGCAAAATACAACGGATCAATCGTCGTGCCGGTAGAATCCATAACCCAAAAGATCTGACTATTTGGTTGATTAAAAACAAACCAACCATCAAGAAAGCCGCAGCCGACAGCGCCGTAAAAGTTAGTTGTCAGTGTCGTTAAAACATGCGTAACACTGTCGTAAATATACCCATACGCGCCAGCCGCAATAAACATCTGCGTGCCGTTATCAGTCATATTGACTTGACTACCGCCACCGATTGCGCCGCGATTGGTTATATTCCAATCAGTATCAATCTCGTAAAGCGTCGTGCCAGAAACGGCGAAGGCTTTACCGTTGAACGTCCATAGTCCTCGAACTGGCCCTGCGCCTAATGTTTGAAGAAACCGCAATCCTGGCGCGCGTTGTAACCAAGCGGCTTCTTTGCCGCCTTCTGGTATGACCTCTGGGAAGAGATTGACCATGCGGCTGTCCGCCGCGTTTGGGCTTCTGGTTACATACGAGCTGCCTAAGATCGGCGTCTTCATCAGTAGTTGCCCGCGTAAATGTTATAGCGCTGACGTGTGCCGACGATGCTGTAAGGCAGCGCCATGATGTCGTCAGGGTTATTGATGCGCTTCAGATCGCGCTTGCTATACATAGCAATACGCTGCACCTGCGCGGAAGGCTCAACGCCAAACTCAGGTGCAAGCTCGCAGGCCAAGTTATAGCGAAAAGCCCGCAAGTAACCTGGCGGGAAAAGAATCGCGGTCGCCAACGTCGCGGGCTGCGTAAGTCGATCTACCGAAATAAAATGCCATTCCAACAACCGAAGCGGCACTGGGTAGATGACCATCTCAATATTTGGATAACTCATATTTATCCACATGACTTGTGGATAAGTTGACGTCACCGTCTTAACGGCTATGCCATCATATTGTTGTTGATTGATAAACTTAATTCCATACGACACGTTGGTCTGTGGATCGCGGAAATAAGTTGAGTCATCTAATAGAACAGGGCGCTCGCCAACCACGTCGCCTGTAGGGCCGTAAGTTTGGGATCGCTCGCCTGCGGGCCAAAGATAGACGTCATCTTTAGTCGAGAACACCGCAAGACGTTCGGTGTCCCAACTGTCGATCATTTGATTCAGCGCATAGAGCGCGTCATTCGCTGTCTCTGACGAGGGCGTTTCGCCTTCGGCTAACACTCCTAGGAGCCTCAACGCTCCGCAGATCTGGTCGTACGCACTGTATGTCGTCATCTGGGTCGAACCTTATCCAGCCGTTCTCTTCATCGGCATCGGCCTCTAGGTCGAGACACGCCACTTTAACCCCATGTTCAGGGTGTTTCAAATAAATAACAGCCATGTGTAGCTTTCTATGAAATTGGCGGGCCGTAGCCCGCCGATTGTATTAAGTGATAGCCATAAACTGCCACTTAGTGCCGTCCGAATAGAACAGCTTGCCCTTGCCGGTAGCGTTGGTTGTGATTCCAAGCGAGCCAGTTGGAGCGGTCGTGGTTGTCGAGTTAGCCGTAATTGCTGTGCTTAAGATATAAACGCCAGCATTAGCATTAGCTGCAACAACGCCCGTCGAAGACGTGGACGTCACAGTCGTGAACGTGCCAGCCGCCGGAGTCGTGCCGCCAATTACAGCGTTATCTACCGTGCCTCCGCTAACCGCTGCGCCCGTAATGGTTGTGCCACTTACGAGTTCAGGGTCAGAAAAGGCAACACCAACAGGTTTTGTATTAGGCATTGCCCTTTCTCCTAATGTTAGGCTACGCGGTAAAGCGACCAAGTTCCCGTGCCGGTTTTACGGGCGCGGAAGAGCTGTGCGGTGCCAGCCGTAGCTACTACAGTAGCAAGACCAACAATCGTCCAGCCTGTGCCAGCTACGAGCGTAATAACGCCAGAGCCTGAACCGTCTACGTTAACGACGGACAAGTCAAAAGACGTGCCGACTTTAACGCCAGAAGGAAGCGCAGCTTCGAGATCTGCAACGGTTGGGAGCGTGTAAGACGCAGCCGAGCTACCTGGCGAACCAAGCAGAATGTTGCCGAGCGTCTGTGCAGTCGTCAACGTAGCCGTGACGGTTGCAGTGCCTGGAGCTGGAATAATACGAAACAGAGTTTCGTTGATATTGCCAGCGCCGAGCTGATAGCCGCCGTCACCATTTGGAATGGCGCTGTAAGGGCCAAACGTCTCAAGCGGATAAGCCGCATTTGCAGTAGTTGTCATGGGTTAAACTCCAAAGATAGGAAAAAGGACGGCCCCGAAGGGCCATCGCTTATTAGCCCCAAAGGCGAACGGCCATCTGCGGACGAATCACGCTGTAGCCATAGAGCACGTCAATACGGCAAGGCAGACGGTCGTTGTTGATGTCATACTGACGAACAACGCGTAAGCTGATGCCATTGTGAACCTGACGGCTTGCCATATCGACGCCCTGCGGAAGCAGAAGGTCGGCGGTGGCGAAGGTGATCGCGTCACGATGGTAGATCAGATTCTGCGGATACTGCGTAGAAGCAGCGCCGAGGAACGTGACAGCCGCGCCGGAAACCGGCAGAGCGTCAACCGTGGCGAGAGCCTGTGAAGCCGAATACATCGCAGGAACAGTGACCGTAGCAGTCGTTGACGCTGTAACGTCAGCAAGAGCCACGAACTGATAGAGCGAGCCGGTTGATTCACGGGTCTGTGGGTTGACAGCGTAGACGCTACCAATCGTGAAGACGTCGCCAGCTTTAATGACCGTCGAGCCGAGGCCCGTCAGAACGATGCTGGTTGAACCTTCAGCGGTGACTGACGTGCTAACCGTAACAGTGCCGGTGCGCGAACCAGTCGTGAACTGCTTGATTGACTGAGACATGTTCAGCTCGTCGTAGCCGAGGATGCCTTCGCCAAATACGCCGTTCTTGAACTGCTTGCTGATGGCTGACACAGGGTTGAAGAGACCTTTCATGCCTTCGATCAACGCAGCGTTAGCGGCTGGATTGACGGTAGCATAACGTGGGCTCATCACCGCAGCGTTCTCGTTAAGCTTCTGTTGAGCTTGCAACAGAACCAGCGACGTAGCAGGCGTGGTGCCTGGGGTGCCGACTGAGTTGCCGATGTATTTGAAGCTGTTCGCAACGTCAGCGTCGATAGAAGACGCAAGCTGCGAAATACGAGGCTTCAGAACACGTTCAGCAAAGTCGTCTAACTGCATTGTCAGTTCGGCGGTCGTGAAGTTCACGCCGATGTGCTTCTGGCTGGAGACAGTGAGCGTGGTGTATTGCTCGTTGTCGTCCTGAACCTGAAGGGCAGCGCCGTCCGTGACCAATGCGCGGTCAGGAAGACGGATGCGCAGCGTTGAGCCGATCTTAGCGCCTTCAACGGCGAAAGAGTCGTCATACTGACGGTTTACAGTGCGCGTAAGGACAAGATTATTCTCAAGGATCTCAAGAGCCTTGCGAGTAATCATGTCAATTGTTAAAATTGAGTTTGACATGACTTAATTACCTACGGTTTTGCGCTTCCATCTTCTTGATCTGTCGCAACCTGTCGGCTTCAATCCATTGAGACGGCGTCATATCCTTGATAGCTCTAGGATCTGTCGTGTCATACCTTGGGCCTGAACTTGACCGAGTAGCTGAAACAGGAGCAAGCGGAGCTGGCGCAGTTGAAGTGCGTTTAGTCGGTGGATCAGCAGCCAATTTGGCCTCGATTCTACCGATCTCCTTTGCCTGCAA